CCTTGTCGTAAGCGTCAACGCCGCCAGAGAAGCCACCCATGCCAACGCCCCAAGCATTAGGACCGGGAGCGCCTACCCGTGGAGCGCCAGCCTGTAGAAGCCCAGCACCCATTCCGCGAAGACCCGCGCCAAGACGCTGCCCTCGATCACTCTTTGCAAAGTCAAAAATATTTTTAAGGATACCACTCATCTTGGGAAAATACTCGCTATATCTGACAAAGCGCCTGCCCCTGTCGCTAACAGGCCAACATTCTCTGCTGCCCTATTCTGATAAATAGGTGCTGAAGTCGTGTCAGTCCCACCAAACGAACCACCACCGATAATGGACATGTATTGCTGCAAAGCGTTCTTAGGTGCGTTTTGTTCAAAGTTGAACCTGTTGATCTGATCCTGAAGTTCTGCGCCAGCCTGCCCCTCTCTGAGAGCGCCTGCCTGTGCTTCTTGAGCAATATCAAGATAGTCTTGAGCCGCCAGTGGAGCCGCCTGTGTTAGTGCATTCTGTTGCCTGCCACGTTCTGCCCCATAGTCAGCGTATGACATCCGAGCGCCCATGTCGCCCAACTCACGCATCAAGTTAGAACCAGCCTTCTGCTGCTGGTATGCCTGAAGCCCTGAACCGTATCGACCACGACCAGAAAATCCGCCTTGGATGGATGGCATGATTGTGTCTTGGAAGTTCTCAACCATCGGACGCGCTGCCGCCTGCATTGCTTGCTGCAAGTACGGATTCGAGTTTAAGTAGTCGCCCTGAATTGTCTTCTGCGCCTCGCCTTGCGCTGCCTGCACAAGAGGAGAACCCATCGTGGCTCGATCCTCTTGGCGCTGTAATGCATTCTCTGTTTGGTTTGAGAACGGCACGACTGTTGAGTTTGGGTAATACTGTGATGGGTTATTAAGAAGATCCGTCTCAGCACGCTCGAAACCCTGTTTGAGAAAGTCCTGTTGTGGCCCCCAAGGGTCTTTGTTCACAACTGTTTGCGACTGCCCTGTTTGTTTGCTTCCGCTGCTCATATCTTCTTTTCCATCGTTATATATGGCTCGCCATAATCTCTAAAAACTCTAAGCCACCCCTTGCGGCCTGTGACCCTCATTCGGCTGCACCCGTTTTCAGATGCCCACGCCTCTATGAATTTCATATTTTCTTTGATTTTTGACAGATCGCTGCCACCCGCGAGCCAAATAAAACAAACACGTTCTTTGGCGTAGTCTTCAATGCATGTCACCGCTGCCGCAGTTTCACACACCCATAACTGATTATAACCATTTTTAAGCCCGTCATAAACAGTTTCTTTTGTAACCAGCCCGTCGCGCTCAATCGCTGGAGCCAGCCACTCGTATGCCTTGCCCCAAACCTCGCCCAGTTTCTCTGGGGTTACTTTTAATAGCACTCAACCGACCACATTCCTGATAATGTCAATTAAAGCTGGGATAATATGCATCATGTTAAATCCTCGTCAGTGGTGCCGGGATAAAGTCATTCCCCTCCCACCAATTATTTAAGAACTGATACTGCGGCGGGGTATATGTTGGAATCGGGGATGGAGCGTTGAGAATACCTGAACCAGCCTGCCGAAATGGAGATGACTGCGCTAAACGCAACAAGCCGTCTCCACCACCTAAACCACCATCATCGTCGGAAAGCGAATTAGCAGGCCCAATCCCCCAGCCTGCCAAAGCATTAGGGTTATCATCTGTCGGGAGGCCGAATCCAACGGTCGGCTGTCTGGCGTCTGGATTGAACCCAGGTGTCATTTTTGATGGGTTTAGTTTATTAAACAATCCAAGAAGCCCAAGAAAAGACTTTTCATTCGGAACGGTTTGATACGCATTCTCAACCATGTCAGGTGTAATGGCAAAGCTATCGCTAAAACCAGCAAAAGAATTGGCAGCGGCAGCTTCTTGTGCCGCCTCAAGGCTTCCTAACCCAAACCCACTGGCAGGGCCAAAGTCTTCTGCCGTAGCTGGCATTTCATTAACTTCGCCAAGAGTGTCGTCTTGGCCTATATCTCCCGGTCCACCACCGCCTGAACCGCCCGGACCAGCAGCCGCGCCCATTAATCTAACCTAACTTTCAACAGGAAAACCATACTTACCTCGAACAACAGATTCATCCTTATTCCGTATTCTTTTAGCATCGCCCGGAAACCAGCGCTTCATATCCTTGACAATATATCTGACATTGCCTTTCAAAGCAATAAACTCAACAATCCACATTTCCTCACCGCAACGCCAGTGAAAAGGTCGCATGGCTCTTTCCGTTGTCATCACCTGATCTGATATTTTCGGGTCCAAGAAAGCCCACGAAACATAGCCCACTGGACTGCCATTTCTCATGAAGATATGACACTGTTCAGAATCAACGGCAGGGAATATCCAGTTGTTCAAATCCTCAAGGGTCCAGTACCGATAGCGCTCGAACTGGTTCATAAGCCACAGAATTATTGACAGCTTCTGGTCTCTGGTTAAGCTTTGACCAGACGTATCACCACCCCACATGGATCGACCTCCCACCACTTCTCTCGTGTTGTTTCCCTTCTGGGATGCTTATGGTGGTTGTTGTGCCACCCCTCGCCAAAGCTAAGAAAGTTCAACCACCATACATTTTTGCTACTGTCTTTTGTCTCGTGCGTTGAATACCCGAATGACTTGTGCGCTGCCCAGTTTAAAAAACCTTCAGCAAACATTGTAAGAGCCGCAGGCAACAGGAAGCCCCAGTAAACACCATCAAACCCAAGTAAGGCAAAAAGAATAACAGCGTATGAGGTTACAATCACAAAATAATACTTATGGAGAAAGCCGCAGAACGGGTCGGAGATAATCCCGCGCAACCCAGCCATGCCGCCCACCCCGTCCATATTGTATCGAACAGCCTGCATCTTCCAGAACCCAATGTCTGCGGAATGGGGGTCTAGTGCTGTATCAGAGCCTCGATGATGCGCTTTATGGATTGCCGCCCAGCCCAACGGGCTACCGCTGCAACTAACTGCCCCCAGCAGCAAGAAGAGACGCCTGACCCATTCGTATCTGAATTTGAATGCGCCATGAGATATGTGCCTGTGGTATCCTACAATAACACCCAGCCCATTCATCAAGAACAGCATAGCGTATGCAATCGCAGCACCAGTAATTGTCAGATCGACAAGACCAAACACAGGGAACAACACAACGCAGATTACATTGAATGCATACAGCATCGCGATTTTATTGACGGACTGCCCCACAGAACTACCCCACAAGAATAAACTTAAATTTCAAGTTAGCAGATGCTACCGCACTATGCGAGGCTATAAACGAACCATTGACCCTGCCACTGTCAGCAATCAATGGCAGTTTGTCCATGCCCCAGCTATCTGCATGAGTTGGGATACACACAGGGAATGTCGTAGCGCCGATCCGTGCGTCACTAACTGTCGTCGCTGTACCGTTGTTTGATAACGTTACATCCAAGACATTGTTCAACTTGCCATGCTGCACCAAAGCCAACGCCTGCGCTATCTGCCGCCGATGCTTGCGCTCGTCAAAGAAATCTAACGGAGGGGCTGGATATTCACCTACGGTCATTTATATTTCACCGTCTTCGTCTGCGTCATAGTCAATGCCCTGCGCGTGTGTCCAAGTCCCCCCTGCTGGAATCTTTACTTGAGCGCGTGCGTACCGTGTCGAACGAGAGAAAGGAACCATGCCAGTCGACGCCTCAATCGCATTTGGCCCGTCCGTGGTCAGTGAATCCGTCTGCAAGTTCCTGTGCTTAAGCGCCACGGTTGCCGCGCCCCCGTCAACATATGGCCGAACACCATTCACGAACATGCGTTCCGATGGCTTTCCAAACAATTCATTGCCGCCCACTTCCGCCGTCTCAATAGTTGCCTCAAGATTACTCCCGGCAAATCGAGCAAGGCGCTTAGAACTATCGAAAGCAGAAAGCAGAAGACGACCACCAGTCCAAGCACGGCTGTCCAAGCTAAATGGCAAAGTATCCATAGTGCCAAACTGATCCAACTCATCGAGCGTATAACCCGCAGACAAATCCCTGAACAGTAGCTCCATTTCAATCTCTGCATATCCCCACCGATCCAACGCCCAGTTATAAATCAACTGATGGTTTGGCCTGCCTGCGCTGTTGTTCGCGCCGGGGTATGACCACCAGACCAGTTTGTTAATAGGGTCAGCCGCAGCATAAATTCGATGATAATACGACTGGTCAAGGTCAGTGAAGAAGAACTTATCAACGCGCTGATTGCCAATAGGCGTCGATCCTGACCCATCAAAACGGTAGAAGCCATCCTCGCCAAGATAAAACCCAAACGGGCCAACATTGACCACGCTATTCTCAGCAGGCGTTCCCCTGTCGCGCTCAACTTCATAAAAGCCAAACACAGTAGGCGGTCCTTCATACTGAACGCGATAAATTGCCTTCTCGCAGAAGATCGCCCCATCAAGGCCACCAATAGCCCCTGTAATGCGCTGTAATGCGCCACCTACTGGCAAGTCTTGTCTGTCCGACTGCTTGGCCGCGGCATCAGCAGACGCAATTGTAGGCCAGTCTGTAGGGTCATCTATGGCAGACCACCACACGCGGTTTTGAACGCCGCCGTCAGTGGTATCGAACGTGTTCCCAAGCATAACAAAGTTATTTATTACAGCAGCGTGCTTTGCTCGAGGTGCCGCAGATGCCAAGTCAGAGAACGCAACATCCGTTCCCATCACATAGCTTTGAGGTTGATCTGCAAACCCGTTAACGCCAATGACACGCTCGCCATACTGGATGAACTCCCATGCCGCGTCATTCGCCGTTGTATATGCGCCAGATGACGACGACACATTAGCAAAGGCTGTCGATCCGAGCCTAAATAAGTCCTGACTGTCACCGCAGAATGTATTGACGTTGCCAGCGCTGTCCCGGAAAGAATTGGCCCCCTGCGGCCTGTTCGTAAGGGCATCAGCGACATTCGCTAACCCAGCTATCGCGCCGTAACTCCCAACAGTCCGAGGAATAACATTCGTCGCAACAGTCGTCCCGCCGTTATAGTCTGGCTGGTCAGGCAAATATTCAGCAAACGGAATCAAAACTGTGTCGCCTTAATCTTTGCTGCGATATACTTGTTCGTCTCTGCCTCAATCTCTGCCAAGGCGCTCTTCTCTGCCGCGTTCATAGCAACAGCCTTCTCAGGCTTCTGCACCTTGTGGAGATATAGTTCAGCTTTTGCCCTAGCCCTAATCAGAGCCTCGCCATCGACCATCCACGCATTTGTGTCGGTTGTGGCTGATAGCGTTGCAAGCTTTTTAACCCCACTCACATGCAACACGTAACTCTCATCAGGAATAGGGTACAAGCGCAAACGCTGCGCGTAGCGCACATAATCTGTGGGGGTGCCTACATATTGCGACCGCGTCTGCGCCTGTTCCATGTACGACCATGACCGCTCGATAAGCGGATAAGTCGTGTTGTTGTCATCAATCGTTAAACTGTCAATCTCGACCACGCTATTCAGCGTTGCAAAGTCAGCACTCGTGTAAAATTCTTGGCTGGTTGAGGCGCTCAAACTATCGATAAATTCATTGAAATAAAACCGCTTGCGCTCGTAATGAGATATCGCGGTTTGAATTGCGTTTTTGACATCAGAAGTCAGGTCTGAGCGCCCAATCTCGCTCTCGATCCTGTCGATCATCGTGCCATAGGTGCCGCTAACAGCCATGTGAGGTTATCCTTCGCAGCGCTTCTCGTGAAACGCTATTCCACGTCCAATATGTTCCCCACATTTTCGACAATACCCTTTTTTTAAAGGCTTTTCCACCACTTTTGGCGGGGCAGCTTCTTCAATTTCATCAGGGGTTTCGTCAACATGATACGCCTGTCTACGCCTCATTAAGAACTCCTTTATTTGCTCGATCCAATGCGTCCCACCACTCTCCATCCCATTCACTGTCGGCATGGTGCTTCATATCAGGCGTGCCAAGGGTAAAGTGTGTATTGTAGTGGTCCTCTGGTTCATCATAGCCCACGAGGTGGTTCCATCGAGGGTCAAGGCTTCCGATACGTTCAGCGTCACACCACGTCAGGCCATGCAGCGCAGACCCGGACCAGTTATTCAGGACGAAAGGCGTCATACCCCTTAACCCTGCTGGACGCATAAACATGAACGAAGACCAATTCTTTCTGTTGTAAGATGTCTGCTTTACACCGTCCATCTTGATGGCCTCTGTTGGCTTGTGATTATGCTGCACGCAGTAGAGAGAATTAGACTGCTCGATCTCATCGAATAGATGGTGGACGTCTGCTCTAAACATCATGTCAGCGTCACAGAACAACACCCACTCGTCGGCATAATCCATAAGAATCGGAACAGCAAAGCGAGTGAATGAAAACTGCGTAGAGAAGGGTCGCCCGTCTTTGTCATCCCACATCTGGCCTGTTGCATCAACCTGATACGAACGCCAATATACACCCTTGCTGCGAAGCTCCCACTCCTTAAGCGGAATGATTTCTACGGGCCTTGAGGTGTTCTCACGTATCGTCTGCTCGCAGACACGATAGGCGTCATGGTCGCGTGGATCGTAGCCTATAAATATTTTCATTTCTTCATACCTACAAAAACAAACTCACCGCCCATCTCTTGGAAGTTCATCATGTCCCATCTCTCCATGATCTGAGGTATCCACCAAGTCTTTTCCTTCACGATGAGATGCGCGTTCCGTCCGTCAGACAAAACCTTCTTGGCAGGGCGAGTTGCGACACAAAGATACACGGCGCGCTTTGTCAGGCGCTCCAGATCGTCCAGAACATCGTCCAAGCACTGGGGCTCGATATGCTCTAGCACGTCTGAGCAGACCACAATGTCGGCTGGTTCTGGCGCGTCTTCCTTGCCGGGAATGGCAGGGTCATATTCTTTTATACGCACACCAATAGATGCATTAAGCGTCCCTTTGCCACAACCATAGTCGAGGATGTCAGCCGTCTGCATGGCATTCGCCAGACCAAGAACCGCCTCTGCATGCTTATGACCGCTCGTGCCATATGCCTCGTTGCTCTCGTGAAGCTCACTATTCAGCCGCTTGTATTCATCAGTAATCAGCATTTTTCAGTCTCTTTCCCACAGTTTCAAAAACATGTTCCCAGCCTTTGCCTTCCTGACGGATAAGCTCAAGGTGCTCGCCATACCAAAGCATCGGACCTTCCAGCCTATAGCGCCAAGCAGCGTGGTCAGGCGTTAAACAGAAACATCGTGACCCAATAGCCCCGGCAAGGTGGATCGCCGTCTGACAGACAGAGACAACCAAGTCGCAAGCCTCGATCAAATCTGCTTGCTGCTCAAAATTATCAATCACCTCTTGCCAGTGAATGATGCCAAGCTCTTGTGCCTGCGCTGCTGCGTCTTCCCCATACTGGAGAGACACGAACGTCTTGTCTGGGTTGTCAGCAATAAGAGACTTCCATAGCGACAGAGGAGCATTACGTAGCTGCTGGTGCGTTCCCTTAGTTCCGCCATGCCAAGCAATGCCAACAATCGGATCGTCACCCAACAGAGCTTTGTACTTACTCCCATCGGCCTTTAGATATCGATTGCGCGGGAAGTCTTTGTCGTCGTTTCTAAATAATCCGGGCAGGCTACCCATCGGAATGTATGCATCCACGTCAGGATGCGCTGTAATCAATTCTTGATGCGATCCATAACACGGCACTCCGAGAGACTTTTCTATAAGCGGACGCAAGCGATGCTCCACCTCAATGACGATCTCCTCTGCAAACTGACTCGCGTCTTGATAGCAAGAGAGGAACATGATTTCGTCACCAACACCTTGTTCTCCATGTATTGCAAGCTTCTTGACCTTTTCCCCGTGCCACCTTGGGCAAGTGTATGGACGGTTACTTACGCTGTGGACATCCAACTCGAACCGCGCTTCATAGTCAGGCCATGCCTTACGCCAGTTTCCTAGCTCCAGATTAGCCAATGCGCGATGGTTCCGCGCCTGTGGGCTATCCTCTAGGGCAAGCGCCAGGTCCGCATACTCTAAAGCCTTCTCAGGCTCCCCTGTGTTGATGTAGCTGCCGGACATCATTGCGAGGGTGTCTGCCCTATCTGATTCCAGCCCCAAGGCTTTCTTGTAAGCCTCGCGAGCGTCCTCAGTATGCCCCTCGTTGCGATATGCTGTGCCAAGGTTATGCCAGACTTCAGGCAACTCATCACCGCCCGACTTAGTCGCAGCCCGAAGCAATGTGATAGCCGACCCAAATCTGTTTTGCTGAGAGAACAGCGTCCCCAGCAGATACAGCACGATAGGATCGTCAGGCCGTGCGCCTAATAGGTTTTCATAAAGAACAGAGGCCCGATCCAGATGCCCTTGAGCATGTAGGTCGCCAGCCTCTTTAACAACATCGAGAAATTCACGCATACGTTCCCCCACAGAACAGATTGAAAGGGCGAGGACCGAAGCCCCCGCCCATCAATTTACGACTGGTTAACCGCCGTGTAAAGAACGGTCAGGTCGATTGTCGCTGAGATCGTCCAAGTTGCCGAAGACGGAGAAACAACGACATACTCGAATCGTTGCGTCGCATCGTCGGAAACAGAGACGCGGTATTTGGTAGCACCCTCATCGGCAAAGGCCGGGGCAGTACCAGATGCGAGAGAACCAAATTGGGTCACTGCACCTTGAACACCAACTGTTGCGTTAGCAGCAGTCTCTGCGGTTGTGATCTTGCCGTAGACGCCGATGATGTCAGAACCCGTAGGGATTTTGCACATCAAGATGACGTCACCGACAGTACCAGCGTGAACGTACTTCACAGAGGAAGCATTCACACCAGCATGAACAAGCCGTGGCTCAACAGAAGCGACAGCCTGCGTGGAAGTTACGGTAGTAACAGCCATAGTTCAGTCCCTCCTTATACCGCTGGCGCGTAGGTTGAGAGCGCGATGGTTCCGAAGTCTTTGCTATTGAAGCGCATTTTCTTCAGACCACCAACACACCCAGCTTCGACGCCAAGTTGGTTGCCATAATCGAACATCTCTTCTGTCCAATCCATTTGACCCGGGCCATTGCCGCGACCGTAAGCGACACAAGCAGCCTGAGCACCGCAGAAGACCGCACGGCGGTAGGCCGTGGCGGCACCACTATTCGGTGTGCCGGTGATGACAGGGATACGAGTGCTTTCATGGACGATGACATTGTTGTACTCGAACGATGCCCCGGTAACAATCGGGTTGTCCTTGTACTTACCGCCCATCATCGCAGCACGGAAGATTTCGATGTAGTTGTTCACTGCCGAAGCGTTAGCAGTCCGCAACAGATACATCTGGTAAGGGTGAATGAACAAGACGTATTTGTCTTCACCAGACACCTTAACTGGACGGATGATCGGGTCCGAACCAGTCGTGAAGGTTTTGGCCTTCGCAACAAGACGGTCGATGTCCGACAGTTTCAACGCCTCTGTGGTCGTGGCCGAAAGCGAGGCTTCCGTGTCGTGACCACCGCCAGCAATCAAGTGATCACTATCCGGCTCAACCGCAGCTTGGTTCCCGGTGAAGCGCGTATCGGCCTGACCAGTGTTGCCAGCGATTTGGTTCATGAACCACGTATCAATGCGGTCAGCCCACCAATCCTGAAGGCCCGTCCGGGCTTCTTCGCGAATGGAGAACGGAACGCGCTGCTCTGACATCTTACCAGCACTACGCACAGCGTGGCGTAGCTGATCGATAAAGACGTTATCAGAGTACGTGACCAGAGCTTCTTCGTTGCCTTCCAAGGTTCCATCACCTTGGATACCAGCACCCGTCAACTGCATACGCAGACCAACGGTGATTCGATCACCCGCCGACTTTTGCGTCTCGTCTTTGATCTGGATGAGGCTATCCGAACCCTTGCTCATAAACTTGGATGCCCAAGTCTGTTTAAGAGCCTCTTGGAATAACTTCTTTGACCAAAGCTTGACAGCCAACGGATGATTTACGGGATAATCCGTATTAGCCATTTCATCATCCTTTTCTAATGGCGTTAAAACTTAGGTTTATGCCCATTTAACGCATGGACTGCGCCAGATTGCCATTTACGTCAGGCAGACGAGGGTAGACGGGTTTACGTTCCTCAACGCTATGATGCCGGGAATAGCTTTTCCCAAGCCTTGTCAAAATCTTCGCCGTCCATATCGGCCAGCGCTTCAAGGGTTAGTTCACCTTCAGATGATCCGCCCTTTGAGATTGTCTTGGCAGCTTTCTGGCCTTTCTCGACCTGGGCTACCTTGTCAACCGTTCCATTAACTTTACTAGATTGAGGTGCCTTTGTCCATCCTCGCAGTTTGGCAAGCTCGACCAGCTTCTCAGCAGGGTTAACCCCTTCCTCGAATGCACGGGCAGCAATGGCCTGCTCTTCACGTTGTGCTAGTGCCACAGCCTGCTCTCGATCCATGCCGCCCGCAAGCATATGCTCTTGGACACGCCCATTCACGAGGTGGTTATAAGCATCCTGAAAGTCCGGGTTACTCTCAGCATATTCCTGCGCGGCAGCTTGGTATCGACTAATAAACTGATTGGCCTGTGCCTGCTGCTGTTGCTTCTGCATAGCCTCTTGCTGCTGCTTCTGCATCTGCTCCAAGGTCTGACTGGTCTTCTCAGCCTCTTTGCGTAGGTACTCAGCAGGGTCATCGTCGAACGAGACTTCAGGCTCTTCAGGCTTTATTGCTTCCTGAAACGCCTTAAAGCGCTCTTCCATACGGACCATCTTGTCCCGTAACTCTTGCGCCTCTGCCATCGCTTCCTTACGTCGCATGCGCTCTTCATGCATGGCTCCATAAGGGACTTTCTTTTCGTCTGCCTCGTCTGCTTTCTCATCAGCAGGCTCGTCGGCTAATTCTTCTTCGGCTTGGGTTTCATCGGGTTTATCTTGCTCCCGCACTTCCGGCCCATCATTGGCTGGCTCATCTGCTTTGTCCTCTGCTTCAGGTGTTTTATTCAACAGGGCTGCATCAGTCTTTGATAACTCGCCGCCCCAAGGGTCAGTTTGCGATTCCTCGCTCGTGGTTTCCGTCTCGACAGACGCTGCAACTTCGTTCATTTCCCACAGTTCCTTTTCGGTATGGTCCGCTAATTGAGGAAGATTTGGATTAACAGGTCTTCCTCGTCCCTGCGCTTCGCTTCACGCGAATACTGTTTTTCTATCTCTGAAGCCAAGGCCATGAGCAGATTGGCTCCCAATGAACACGCCCTCACGATGAACAATGGTGCCATCGCTATTCGTTAGTTGTGCCGTCTCCAGCTTTTTAGCGTCAGTGTCCTGAGTAGCGTTCTGGTTTGTTCCAGTTACCTCAATGTATGACTCCATCAGTCATCATACTCCACGCTT